CCATAATGCGGCGGATATGTGCCATCATTGTCACGAAATTTACGACCGCCGCCGGCGATATCCGCCGCCGGGCGACTACATGACCGCCGTCTTGAAATTCGAGCAAGCCCGCCTGGAAACCATTATCAACCGGATATCAAGGGGTATTTTAAAATGACCGTCTGCCCATTCGGTGCGTGCCAACATTTCACGTTTAAAAAGCTCGTCAGGTGGTGCAGACTCCACAACAAACCGATCACCGGCCAAGGATGCGGGGGTGAGGATTTATCCCCGTCTGCGGTTAAAAAAGGAGGAACGTCATGATACCCAAACGGCACAATTTGATTATATCCATGGTTTGCCTGCTGCTGCGGTGGTCGCGGTGTGGTGTTGGTAACGACCAAGCTCAGGGGCGCCGCACCGAAACCTGAGTACCACCGAACTTATCGAGAACCACGGACGCCGAAGGCGTCCCTTGCAGCGCCTGGTTATGGCGCGGATCGGAGACGAGATGTACGGAAAAATGAAAGGGCACCATTGCTGGTGGCTGACAAGAGACGGAAAAGAGCTTGCCAATTTCGACAATGAAGAAGAGGTGGACCGAATCATCAACATGGAGGCCGGAAGGCGTGACGTTGCTACATGCCTCGAAAACGCGATTGTGTCCGCCAAGTCGGCCTACATTGCCGGGGTAGCAGAATCCCCAGAAAAGGGCATGGAGTGGTTGCACAACTACCTGTGGGGGCCTGGACTTCTTCCGACAGACGAAGAGCTTGAGGCCGGGGCGCAAGCATTTTTCGATGAGAGCCACAAGGGCTATTAGCACCCTAACATAACAAAAAGCACACCGGCCGCAGGTCCGGTGCTGTGGAAGTTAAAACCTATTCGACGGTTTGAATATTTGACAACAAGGAGGAAAAAATGAAATTGGGCGACCGGATCAAGTTTACTGCCAGGCTGGAGCGGAAAACGCGCTCTGCTGGCGAGGGTCGAGGATGGAACCGGAAGTGCTGGGAGCGGAGGGACCACGACCCGGCGGAAGGGGTGTTTATCGGAACGCGCACCCTCCAAGATGGCGTCAGGGAGTGGGACAGCGAATACGGATGGTCTTGGTGTAAGGATAGACATTTCGAGGCCGCACTGGTGGTTTTTTCGGAAAGGCAAGCGCCCGTTCATGTACCCATCGAGTGCATTTCGCCGGTTTGAATATTTGTAACAACAAGGAGGAAACAGTGGCAAACGACTTAAATTTGTGTCAGTTCATCGGCCGCATTGGCCGCGAAGTTGAACAACGATTTTTACCCAACGGGGATGCCGTGTGCAATTTTCCCCTCGCCGTGGGCTGGAAGGGGAAAGACAAAGAGGGTGTTGAATGGGTCTCGGTTGTCGCTTTCAAAAAGCTGGCGGAAATCATCGTCCAATATTGCACCAAGGGCCAGCAGATTTACATCTCTGGCAAGATACGAACTCGCAAGTGGCAGGACAAGGATGGTAACGACCGATACTCACCGGAAATCGTCGCTGACCAGATGCAGATGCTCGGATCAAGGGCAGAGCAGGGCCAGGCCGCCGATAGTGGCCCACAAGGGGAATCTCGCAGCCATAACCGCGTGCCGGGGATAAATGAGGACGAGGAAACAATCCCGTTCTAATCAGGAGGGTCACATGGAATACCGAATGACAATAACACCGGCGTTTGAGGCCGGGAACCATTCCATTACATTCGAGTTTGAAACTGCCGGGCAGATGCTTGCCGCCCAAAATACCGCCGCCGACCTTCTTCTGTTTCTGCAAAATACCGCCGGGGTAATGGACGACTACTCGAACGTGTTTTGTCTAGAAGAAATGATTGAGGGGGAATGGGAAGAGTACGATGATTTAACCGCGTTTTAATCTGTATTCCGAATTGAGCCAACACAGGGGGGACCATGTCGAAAACAGCGAGGGAAGCATATCTAAACGGATACATAGCCACCGGCACCGACCGGTTCGGGACGATCGGAAAGTTTGACCACACATGCCCGAATATGGGGACAGGGCCGAACACCACCAAGGCAAAGTGCATCGAGCGGCAACAACAGGGCGGCGGATGCCACAATACCCGCTGCAAGATCGGACTGGAGACAAGCGGCTACGCGCCACCGGTCAAAAAAGTCCGCCCGCCGCGCATCCGCAAATCAAAAGCGGTGATGCCGGGACTGTGCGCGTGTGGTAAAGTTGCGGTGTCAAAGGGCCAAATGCGGTTGGCCAGGATCGACGGGGTGCTGTGCCGGGAGTGTTTGGACACCAAGCGGGCCGAGTTGAAGCCCTTGCGGCAGCAGGAGCAGCGCGAACACAGAAAAGCAGTCAGGGCGGAAAGACGGATGGCGAAAAAGCGCGCCCGGCTCGAACAGAAACTTGCGGAAATAAAGGAAAACTTGAACCAACTGTGATATAGGGGGCACCATGAATATTGCAGAAATGGAGGAAGTAATTCGGCGGCACCGGGTGATGATGCAGGAAATTCTGTGTGCCGCGCTGACACTGGAGAAAATGTCCACACTGGGAGGTAAAAGCTGCATCGGGTATGGGGCTATCGGCTACGGTGGCGGCAGCGGAGACCCTGCGCATCTGCTTGACCGGGCTATGTCGGTCACGCGGCATATACGGGACGGTGAGCGCAGAGCCTTGATTCGGTGGCTGGCGACCAACCACATCGAGCCGCACAAGTGGCCCCGTCTGGCGCTGGCATTCTGGCATAGGGTGCCGGTAGACGCAGCTTCGGATATGGCGCGGGTTACTGCCGGGGTTGTTTGACCAACAGGAGGAAAATGGATATGGCTTGTAAAAAACACGCAAAAACCCCCGTTAAGGGATATTCCGATTGTGTGGGTTGTGAAATTGAATATCTCCGCACTGAACTCGCCGAGAGTGAGAGGAAGAGGGGGGAGGCTGAAGAACGGGCGTCGCATTGGGCCGACATTGCTGGTAACTTTGGAAAAGAAAAGGATGATGCTCTGGCGAGGATGGAGGAACTTACTAACTCGCTACAACAGATTAAGGATGAAAGCAACGGCGTCGAGGTTTTCTATGCCGACATTGATCAGGTATTAAGTCGCTTAGAAGGAACCTATATCATCGCCCATCATGCCCTTTCACTCCCCACTACCGGAGCCGCCGACCGTCTCCGTATCGAGGAACTCCAGGGAATAATCGAATCGGTCAAAAGCAAAAAGATCGGAATAAACAATCATGACGACTATTCCGACCTGTTGCATGATGCCCTATGTAATGACATCATTACGTCTATCCGCTCCCGCATAACGGAGATGAAAGAGGAAGGTTAACGCCGCACTGCATTCAAATACCAGCCGACGCTTCGGGTGTCGCCGCCCGGAGAGTCTTTGATTAGCAGCACATACCCCGGCCACCGCGTCACAATATAGTCGGGGTTGTGCTCATGGCGGTAGGCTTCGCGCTCTTCCGGTTTGTCCCGGTATTTCTGGTTGAGCGGGAACAGGTAGTGTCCCAGAAACGACATAATGGCGGACAGACGTGAGCCGCCAAGTTCCTGCCCTCTGTCCTCAAACTGGCAGACGTGGATCAGTTCGTGATTGATCAGGTTCCGGTCCACGTTCTCGCCCCGGAAATGGATCGTGCGCCCCAGGGTCACGCCGTCAATTCTGCGCGGGAAGAACCACAGCAGTTTCGAGTTGTAGATGATTCGGACCTTGATTGCCTTGATTGTCTTCACGCCATCCTCCCCAAGTAAACGGGCCGCTGATCAATTATGTTGCCCTGCTCGTCCGTCACGTCTTCGGTGCCGACTTGGAACAGCTGGGTTTCGTAGACCGTCTCTGTCTCCCCAGTATCGTTCCCCTCGTCATCTAGGATAGGCTTTTCAACTGCTACCTTATCCTGCCCCATTCTCTCAACGCGGATAAGGGTTCCCACTGAGTTATCACCCATAGCCTCTAGCGCGTTCGCTGCGTAGTCGTCGATGAGCACGCGGACGTAGCCGTTTGAGACGGGGGTGTTAACCCACCCGAGAAATTCCTCAACCTGCGCAGCGGTGGGATTACCTCCCGTCCCGAAGAGGTCAAGCGCCGTCTGTGCCAGCAGCGCCAACCCTGTTTCGTGGTCGGTGTCGTAAGGGGGCTTGAATTGCAAAATAACCGTTACCATATGTTCACATCTCCCGCATCTGTCGCATTCGCTGTCTGCACCTTCATAATGCACATTCCCCCCACAGTGACAAGGTGTTGGCGTACACTCCGGGCAATCCGGTCCTTGTTTGTGCATTCCCCCTCCATATTTTTAGCCCAGTGTGGTTTTGTACCACGTTGCGTCAGTACCCTCAAACCCACCAATATTCGGAAACCATCCAGCAAAATGATCCGAGTCTGCTGCGTCGCGCCCTAGCTTGACACTCGCCGGTGTCCAAGCAACTACACTGCCTGTTGCGTCCGTATCAATGTCAACAGTGTCCAGCGATAGTGCCCAGTCTCCGGCCAAGCCCTTGACGCCTATCGTGTATGTCTCCCCTGCGGTGAGAGTTGCGGCTGCACTAAGGGTTGTCGTACCATCCGTGAATATCAGGTTGGCTCCGTCATAAGACAGCTTGTTCGTGCCATCATCAAGCAGCGTTCCGGCTGTATCCGTTGCTGCGGGAATTACTACAAGTTGTAGCTGCGTTCCTACTTCTTCAAGGGGCTCATCTAACTCCGTCGCCTGACGGGTGACTGTGGTTCCCTCAGTCTCAATCCAAGGGCTTGCAAATGCTCCCGCCTCTACCTGAACCCTTGAGAGCGTTCCTGTGACGGTGCAAGTGAGTGTCCCTGCGGTAGCCGTAACGGTCAGTGGTGAGCCTGCTGTTGCTGTTCCCGTTGCTGTTCCAGACACAGCAACATCCCCTGTACCGAGAACGCTGATGGTATACGCCTGCGCTGTCGTGGTGATGTTTTGCGTAACCGGAGCGTTGGAGTTGAGAAAGAGATTCGTCCTAGCAGGCCAGTTGGAATACCCGAACGGCCCATCGAAAGGCTCTGTGTACCACTTCCTTGTGCCTGCTTTGGTGGACAGCGAGACGAAGGGTTGAATGGGATTGCCGTCTGTGTCGGTGTCGTACCAGACGGGGATGACTTCGCGGACTGAGACGTTGTCGAGGGAGCCTGTGAAGTCTGCAGAACCAAGATAAAAATAAGAAGATCCTTCAGTAAATGGAAGCAGTAAATTTTTAGCCCCCGATGAGGTTATTGAAGTTGATGTAGAGTTCCCTAGATAAACCTGTAGTTCACCGCTAACCCTAGTCACATCACATAAGAATTGGTATTTTTTACCTACAACGATGGCTACACTTTTAATAGTGTTACTCCATGATGTAGCTGCAACATTAAGCACACCACCAGAAATTGTCCATCCTGCGTTAAGTGTCCAGCCAGTCGCAGACGACATATCGCCACCAGTTACTAACTCCGGCCCTAGCATCGCCCCTTCTGCCACGGTCGTTGCCAGCCTGCCCCCTTCAAACCCCGCTGTATTAGCTGGAGAGGTGACAAGAGTACCTTCATGATCTGTGACTGTCAGAGCAGGGCCGGTGTAGGTGGGAGAGTTTTGAAGTAAATTGAATATGTCCGTGACAAAACGGCGCACGGCCCCGCCCCTGCCGAGTCCTAGTTTAAATCCGAGTCCAAATCCCATCGTATGCTCCTATTGCCCCACGGCGTCAACCGTGTGGCCCTTGTCGATTTTATCCAGCGCCCTGTCGATCAACCCCGGCAGACCGTGCAGCCGGATCGGGTACAACTGGTTTTTAATGTAGGGCGGCAGCGGGCGGTCGATGCGTTTCATCCAGACCTCGCTGACCAACCCGCGCCGGATGGCTTTCTTCAATTTCTTGACGCCCAGCCGGTGGCTGATGGTGCGGTCGATGTCAGCCCTTGGGACAAAACTGTGCAGAAATTGATCGAAACCAATGGCGATTCCGAGCAGATAACCGATGCGCTTGCCGTTGTGAATGGCGTACCATTTTTTCATGCCTTGCCCCTGATCCTTTCAAAGCTGCGAAATCCGCCAAGACCGAGCAGACCGCCGAGCAACACTGTCAATTCACCCATGTCGATAGCGGGCAACGGCGGCACTTGCCAACCAAGGACAGCGGCAACCCACGGCAGCAGTGGGCGCAGCAAAAAAGTGTAGCCAAGACCAAAGACGCACACCCACCCGACCGAAGGACGCCAGCCACTTTTGAACAGCGAGGGGTCAGCAGCTTCGATTTTGTTGATGTCAAGCTGACCCTGGATCACCGTCAAGTCGGCCTGCAAGACAGCGGCTTCAAGAGCTGCGGACTGTTCGAGCAACCGCGTCCTTTGCTCTGCCGTAATCGATTCCTCGCCGGTCAGCGCCGTGCGGATGTCCTTGGCAAATTCACCCGCCCCGCCCAGCAGCCCGGAAACCGCGCCGGATGTAATACCGTCCCAAAATCCCATTCATACCTCCCTGATATCCAAAACAAACGCCTTATATTCGGTGTACTCGATCAATTTGGCAAGGGCTTTCTGGCTGTTCAAAATCATATCCTGGCCGTCACCCCGCAAACTGCCGAACCCAATGGCAATGCAGCCGAGCAAGTCACTTTTCCAACCCTTGCCCGTATCCCCGGCCCAGTTGCCCGCATGGATCAATATCTCGCTCCTGGCGGTCACATCCTGCAACCAGAAGCACCTTCCGTGCGTCGGGGAGACATGCGGGGTACAGAGATATACCCCAACCGGGATGCAGGAAATATTGCGAGCGTTATCCTTCCAGGGCAGCTCGACGGTTTGCATTTCCAGCGCCTCGCCTTCGAGAACGCCGAACGTGCCTTCTTCGGTCGAGGGTTCGCGTGTGAGCGTCAACCGGATCATGTGCGACCCCCAACGGCTATCCTATGCCTTTCCTTACATGTGGCCTTGTGGGATTCCAAATCAGCCCTTAGTCTCCCATAGTGTTCAATTCGGTCCTCTCTCTCCTGTCGAAGCTCCGTGCTAAGTTCATCTAGACTCTTTGCCATATTCCCCATTTTGTCGAGAAGAGCCCTAAACCCCGTTCTTATAAGCCATGCAAGGACGGGTAGACCCACGGACAACAGGAGGGCGACGAGGGCAGATAGGCCGATGTATACGAGGTCCGGCACCGTTGCGGGCATTCGTCCCCCCTACTTTTTCTTGCCGCCGTGACAGGGCATCATCTTCCCGCCTGTTCCGCCTTTGGGTCCTTTGGGCTTGGTCGTCTTTCTGGGAGGTCTGGGTGCGGCCATGGTTGATTCTCCTTTACGTGTGGGGCCACTCTCCGGTGGCGAGTCGATAAAAAACGGCTACGGTCAAGCACCCCGTAGCCATCAAGACAAGTCCAGTAGGCCCGAAGGCCCGATAAATTGAATAGCTAATCAGCGTCCCCATTTAATGCTCCCATTGTCGCACCGCCCATGCCAGCGGCGCGGGCGGCTTCCGTTGTTTTCCGATAATCGTCCAGTCGGATTATTTTCCCATCGAGAACGGCGGCAAGTTCCTTCTCCGGTATTTTCCCGCCAGCGGCACGAATGAGGGTTTGTGCATAGTCGGGATCGAACAATGCCCGGTTCACCATGGCGTTGATTTTGTCGTCTCCATACCTTGACAAGATATTCATCAGTCCCTTGGCAACGGTGGCGGTGCGGGAGAGATACTGAATTTTCCCTATCTGGGTCAGGATGTTCTCCGCCGTATCACTTCCGCCCCCTATAGGGCTTCTGGTGTTGCGGGTGGATATCTCATAGGCCCGGCGCATGGTGTTGAGCGTCTTTATTTTCTCCGGTTCCCCTTTATAGAGAACCCTCATGACGGGGGCGTATTTCGCCATGGTTTTCTGAAAGGCGGCATTGGAAATGATCGGGCTTCCGACAACGTCCTTGGCCGTGGTCTCGATGGTTCCCATGAGGTGATCCGCAAAGGCTTTTTGCAGTCCCTTCTTCCCTGCCGGGTCCTTTTCGACCATGCGCATGAGCTTTGCCGCTTCCTGTCCTGCGTTTCTGCCCGAGAACGCAGCGGCTACGGCCCTTTCGGGGTCGGACCCAAGGATTCTCCCGGCTACGGATTTTTCGAACTCTACAGAGGCTTTTTTTGCAGCGTCGGCGGCTTGTTGCGCATTGGCAACGCCTTTGAAATCATCCTCAAGTCCAAATCGCTTGAGCAGCGGCCTGTTTCTGGCAAACCACTGATTCATCTTGCTTGTGACGATATTCCCCTCTGCGTCCACTGCTTTTTCGAGAAGGTCATAGGCGGCATGGTCCCGCATGATGTCGGGTGCATCGTTCGGTGCCGCCTTTAAAAGATCGTCAGCGGCTGACAGGTTGCGAGCGTTCCAGACCTTTGATGGTATTTGTGCAAGAGGCGTCCGTGTCGCCTCCCTGTTCGCTCCCGGCCTGAGCAGTTGGCCCACCGTCCCCTTGCGGAACACTCCGGCATAATCTTCCCTGAAAAAGCGGTTAGCTTCTCTGAGTGCGCCGGTGGCCTCGGTGTCTTCTGCCGCACTAATCACCTTGTCAACAGCCTTAGCCGCCTGGTCATAGCGGGACGCCATCCTCCGGTTTGGTGTCTGTGAAGACATTATCCGGCTTGACTCCTCCATTAACTCCGATCTGAGTCCTTGGAGGTCATCCAATGACAGGTTGCGGGGGAGTCCTTCGGCGGTCATTTCCTTTCCGTATTGGTCAACCAGCCCGCCGCCCACTTTTTGGGGTTTAAATGCCCGCCTGACCACTTCAAGGATGTCGGGAACATTGGCCGGGTCTTCAAACTTGGACATAGGCTTTGAAAGTCGGGCGAAATCGCCCAGCATGTCATCCACTGGAACAATGGTGCCCGGCACTTCATCATAGAGTTCACCGGCCCTAGCCTTCGCCGCCTTTTCACCAATTTTCAGGGTGTCAACAATCCTCTGACCTGTCTGCACCGGGTCCGATGCGGGAAGACTACCGGCCTCAGCCCTTGCCGTTCCCATCATGGTCTGTTCCGCCTGCCCCAGTCCTGATCGTTGCCCCTGTAATGAGGTAATGAGGTCGTCGACCCCTTCTTTTCCCCCAAAGGCTTTACCGTAATATGCGCGGAGTGCTTCGTTGTTCGCCGCCAACTGTTCGGCGTTCATATCCGCACCGGACCCCGGCTGTCTCATCTGCGCCCGTTCGAGCTTGATTAGATTGGGGTCGTTGGTCTGCTGACCCATCGTAAATTTAAGCCCCGGTATTTCCTTTTCGATGGCGGAGGCTTCGGCGGCGTTCTTGGCGTAAATAGGCCCCGCCGAGGTGTTGGCTTTGATAATATTCCCGGCAGATGCTTCGGCACCTTTTTGTGTGAAGGCTTTTTGCGCCGGTTCGGTGATGGCACGAAACGCCGTCTTCCCACCTGATTTAATTGCCATGAATGCAGGGGCAAGAAGCTGGCCCCCCATTTCAAGAGAAGCCCCATTTGCAAGGTCGTTGACCGTCTCAAGCGCGGTGTCGGCCATACCTTGAGGGCGTCTAATCCCTAAAGATTCATCAAGGATATCCGCTCCCCTCTTCCCCATGGCATATCCCAGTCCTCCCCCGGCAACGCCGAGAACAGGGGAAGCCGCTGGCGCACCGGGACCTGTGGCAAGACCGGCACCGGCACCAAACACCGTACCCAGAGCCGCACCACCCCCCTCAAGCAGAGGTCTAGCAGCCCTTGAAACGGACCCCCTCCACGTATCGGCGGGATTTTCCAACTGCCCTACCGGGGAGTGGGAGGGGTCAGTCGCTGTTTGTTCGGGTTCCCTGGCCGGTTCTTTCATCCTCTTGGCGAACTTCAACACCTGTTCAGGGGTCGTGCCTTCAGGGACTTCGAAGCGTCCGATTCTTCCGTCTGGAAGCTGCACCTTTGCGATAGGCATTATTCAAACCCCAGAAACTGGATGCCGCCGGTTGCGGCAGGTTTATTCCCCCCGTTTAGGTCATAGTCAATCATGAGGTCATACGGCAACGTATCCGACCCCGGCCTGCTCATGGCCTTTTTGGCATCTTTGTTGTAGTTCCGAATGACGTTTTTGTATGCCCTTTCGTTGATGTCGAGAAGCTTTTTAATTGCCGGGGCGGAAAGTGTGATTTTCCCACCGACAATTTTTTCCGCATATTCACGGTCAGCATCAGACAACCCGGTTCCCGAACCGAACTGCTTGATGATTTGTCCAACTTGGTTCCCCATAGTTGCCGCGTATGCTTGGGTATTTGCTACCGGGTCTTCAGCAAACTTGAAACCCAGGCGTGTTGATAGCAAGTTCCCCATGTCCGTCAGGAATTCAGCGCCTGAGCCTGTAATCATCCCTGAGTCAAAAAGGCCCCTTGCGATTTTCAAACTTTCGAGACCTTGAACCGCGCCTACCGCGTCGTCTCTTCGTTTGATAAGGTTGGTCGCCATCCCCTCGGCAAGTTTGTCCATCCCCTTCTGACCACTGTCGACCGTTTGTGATACCTTGGTTGCCCCGGCCTTCTTCTGGTCCATGACGTTCTGCTGCCATGCCGCGTAAGCCTCCGGGCTGTTGGGGATCTCCTTCCCGCGCAGGAATGTCGCGTAGTCCTGAGACAACCCCTTGTAGGGGTCCCTCTCTTGCCCTTTGCTAATATACTCCATCCCCTTGAACGGATCGCCGCCCCCCTGAATAAACCGCCGACCGATATCCTCCATCCCCATCGGGCGGGGTTTTTGAGGGCCTGCGTACCCCTCGGCAAAGGGGCCGGTAGGTTGCAAGGCGGTGGCCATGGCGTTTTGGTTCGTCACCCGCTGCTGGTTTGCGCGCTCGTACTCATCCATCTGCATCTGCTGGAATTTCTGAGCAAAGGCATTTTGCTGCTGGCGTTCCTGGTCAAGCCCGGCCTGCCGTCTTTGCTGGTCGCCGTACATCAAAATATTACCCTGCCGAGAAATCTGGGCAAGGATGGGGTCCATATAGTTTGCCATGCTGACTCCTTAATAAATCGGCTTGACCCGAGAGGCTGCTATCTGATCTTGCCCCATGTTATAAAGCATGTAGTTGTTCGCCGCCCCCATTCCTGCCCCCGCCATACCGCCGATCATGTTGGCGCTGTTTTGCCCTTGCTGGTTTGCGAGGTTGGCGAGGGTGTTGCCCTGATTCATGTAGGTTGACGCAACCCCTTGGCCGGTTGCCATGGCGTTTTGCCCTGCTGTTTGGGCCGCGCCGCTGCCGATTTTTGCCATATCGAGTACGCGCCCGTATTGGCGATCCCCCATGTTGCTCTGCATATTGTACAGGTCCATCAGCCGGGAACTGTTGCGGCCGTAGATATCACCCTGTTGTTGATATCCGAGACCATACGTTGTCAAGGCGTTCTGGTTTTCGCGATTCATGGTATCGAGATTCCGAGAATAACTGTCCTGCATAAACGGCAGCAGGTTGCGCGACATGGCGTCTTCTGCCCCGGACGATGCAAACCGCCCTTGTGCTCCGTAGCGGCGATTGAGTTGTTTCGTCATCTCCTCGGCTTGCAGTTTATAAATCGGGTCGTTTTCAAGATCGATGTTTACCTGACTTTGCAGACCGGGGATGCCAGGCATACCGCTTGACGGGTCGAGACGCGACAACGCGTTGACATATTGCCCTTCTTCACCCAAGGTGCCCGGCATGGCGGAGCCGGTAGGAAGGGGCGTTCGGTCTGGGCCAACGCTATCCATTGCTCCGTTGGCCGCGTTATAGACGGGGCTGATCAAACTGTGCATGGGGCCGCCGCTGGGGTATTGCATGGCGTTGCCGAATGCGTTAGAGGTGAACCCTTGTTGGGATGGATCTTGTTGTTGGTATGAATAGTTCGGGCCAAACGCCATCCCGCGCAGGTAGGGTAGTGATTCACCGAAAAGTTGCCGCTGCCCTTCCGTGTCCGCCCGCGATTGACGATACATGTCCATCTGTGCGTCGGTTGCGTATTGCCCGGCAGCTGCTGCGGTGTTTGCCGCCGACTGCGTCCCCTTGGACGCTTCCTTACCCCCAAAGTAAGACCCAGCACCCCCAAGTAGGGCACCACCCAAAATTGCCGCGCCGGTTCCAATAGCCATATCACAGATCCTTTACATAATGGGTTTCCATTTCTGAATACCCTTTGCGTTTGTACAACATTTTGAGCCGTTCCGGCATAGAATCCGAAAGATGGACCATTATGGCCTTGGTGGCTCCAACTGCGCTCGCCCACTGTTCATAGGCGGACAGAAGCTCTTGCCCCTTCCCCCGGTGTTGAGGATCTACCCACCAAAACATTTCCGTAGCGATTGTTTCACCACTGTTCGGGTCGGGGTAGGCCATGGCCCCGAGCATTCCGTGAAAATCATCCTGCACCAGCAAAACGCCAAATCCGGAATCGATCAGACTTTCCCACGTCCTGCGGAAAACATCCGGTTTGTACTTAACAAAATGGGATGCCTCAGAAAATTGACGGCACAGCACATCGATCTGTTCCAAATCTTTTTTTTGGGCTAACCAAATCACGCCACCTCCTTATGCAATAATGTGTCGGACCCTTCCTCAGGCGCTCTCCATTAGGCCCATTTCTGCGGGTTTATCACTCATCAATCTGTCCTTTTATGCGGGATTACATCACCAAAAACATTCGATAGTTTGATGGGGTGCCGGTTGTGGATCTCACTACTTGGACATGCTGCTGCACCAGCCGCGCTACCGGAGTAGCGTACGGCTGTACCGTCTGCACATGCTGCTGCACCAGCCGCGCTACCGGAGTAGCGTACGGCTGTACCGTCTGCACATGCTGCTGTATGAGTTTGACGGTTTCGGGCATGTCTTATGCCGTTACTTCGATGCCAAACTCAGCAGCGTTAATGCTGGTTACATCCCAAGCCACACCGGTGTCCGGGTCCGTCTCCAAAATCTGCGGCGTGCGATTGTAAAGGTTGGACAGGGTGACTTCGCTGCCTTGCACTTCCGTTGACCCGGATTTGGCAATTGGCTTGACTTTGCGGATACCGCCGCCTTCTGGGTTGTTGCAGATATTGGACGCCACGACGCCAAGGATTGGCAGCACATTGCCCAGCGCATCGGTCTTTTCAACGGCAGTGATTTTCGTGGATACCTTGTGCCCGACCGTGGCCGATGATACATAATCAGCTACGGTCGGCGGGTTTTCGTCGAGCAGGGCATATGCGTCTGTGCCAGTCGATAGATCGAAATCTTGATAGATTCCGTCGCTGGTCGGTAGGTATGCGTCTACTCGCACGTCGCCAAGGAAGTCGTTGTTGGTTGTTCCGGTATCGTCGCAGAGATAGAAATCGTCCCAATTCAAACCACGACCATTATTGGTTCCCGTAGTGGTGGGATAAACATTACAAGCCGATATCCCAGTCGTTCCAAGATTAAGGCTGGTCAGATTAAGAACTACGACACCGTCAAAACGGACTTCCACCGACCCAACCGTATCACTTACAACGACCTTAACCTCCACAAAGGTCCATACATTAAGTTGTAGCGGTAATGACGTGGCGCCAAGCAGGGTCCCCCCTTCGCCACCATGCAAAACTTCCAGGGTATATGACCCATCAGCGAACCGAATAAATACGGGGTCCAGCCAGAGAAAACGCCTTGATGATAGACTCGAATTATTGCCACTAGTCGTACGGCGTACTGCACTGCCTGCAATCGCTACAGCCACTGCTGAAAAATCCTTGCGTATTCCCGCATTGCCATACAGATAGGTATCACCAATACCGTTCGACCCGGCACGCCTGCCCCATGCAGACGATATGTCCACACCACCATCCCAGTAATCCCAGTGGCATGTCTCTCCAGACCAATCACCAATACCGTCAAATCCGTCTGCCCAGAGTAGCGCCATGGTTAAAACCCTTTGTTGGTTGCAACACAGTCGTATTTATCTGCGGTAGCAGAATAACGGAATCCTATGTAATCGGTCTTGGATGCCCCCGTGGAAAGGACCGCACCCGGCAAGTCAGTGCTGAACCGAACCATGCCCCCCCATGTTACTACTCGGCCGCCGGTTCCATCCTGAGTGAGGCGCAGCGTGATTTTTTGCCCGTCATCCCCACCGGCAAAATTGACTGTGATATTCCCGGTCAGCGGCCCGATATCCACCAGATCCCCGGTAACCGTAGACAGATTTATCGTAACTTCCGCACCATATGCCACCGTGTCCCGTTGTGCCATGGCGTTGTTGATTTCCCGCGCAACTTCCAATAAAAAGCGAAATCCAGGGAAGGTAACTCCGGGAAAATTTCGGGGGTCTGGCGGTCTAAGTATTTCCTTAGCGGCCATATTCGAAACTCTCCGTTGCGCTCAAAAGCGCCGCCTGCGTTGCATCGGACATGACAAATTCCCACTGCCTGCGCTTGTATCTGCCGCATCTGCGGATGTTCACCCGTAGCTCGGTTTGGCTCTGCGCTTCAATTTCCGCTTCCCGGTATGGATGCCAGTCGGTCGAACCTTCGTCACGCCAGCGAACCATCATTTTCTTGGGCGTCGTTGCGGTGTCGGCTCTCTTGAAAATCAGAGTCAAGGAAGAGTGGGTTTTCCACCGGTCGGGAGCCCCCCGGTCGATAATGTCGGTTCGCAACACCGTGCGGATGTCCGCCCCGTCATCGGTCGTGCCCTCAACATCCCAAATCTTGCCCGTCCTACGGTCGCCAACCAGGGTCTTGTTCCAGTCCGGGACCTCGGCAACCCAGTTGCCTAGATATGCTTCATGCTGGGCAAGGGCGGAGTTGTAATAACTCCATTCGTACCACTGGTTCAGCCCGATGTCGAAAACGAGGGTCTTCCCTTCGACCGGGAAGGTCAGCACGTAAAAGTGCTTGCCGCGCATCTTGAGATAATCGCCCCGCGCATCGGAAAACGTCGAAAACGTCCGCAAATAACGCGACAGGGCAGGGGCGGAAACGATCTCAGGGGTCAGGCCGTTGAGCCGCACAACCTCCCGGTTATCATCAAGCCAGTAAAATGTGCCGTTGATGTTGGTCACGCTGTAGGGTGCGATGCAGCCCCTTTGAATGGCCCCTTGCAACTCTTTTACGAAAGTCGCGCCGTCATCCCGCCACACCTCAAGGCTGTTTTGCCCCCAGAAATACAGGTAGGCGTTTGCCACCTGGAAACTGTTTGTCAGGTCCGGCAAGGTTTCGTTATTGGCAAACGAAGAACTCCACGCTGTAGGATCGCCGGAATCTGCCCAGTCAAACCGCTCCGAATCGGACTGAAGGCCGACTAGAATCTGATTGATGGTGCCAATGTGTTTCACCGCCGTTGGGGCGTCCCCGTCTGTCAGATAAGCGCCCGTTGACGCGGCGGGGTATTGCCCTATCTTTCCCCCGGAAGCAATGTACAGGTTTGTCCCGGCCACGTCCGCGAAAGAGGGCCGTACCCTTGACACCATGGATGCCGTGCCGGTGACGTCCGTTTCCGCCCCGGCGGAGTCGATTCTGAACACCTTGCCGTTACACGCCGTCACCAGCTTCTGTTGTCTGGTCCAGTAATACCCACCGTCTACAGGCCCGGCTTCGGACAGGTCGGAGAACAGCGTCAGTCCGGGCCGCTTGTGCCAGACGAATTTAGGCCCGTCCGGTCCTTCGTACATATCCCAATATCCGTCTATCTGATTCTGGCTAAACCCCGGCAGGGACTTGTCGACGGATTTGTTCAGGCTTGTGAAGGGGATCGGCTGTGTCGGCATTTATTTGCGTCCAGATATTGAGAGCAGCGCCATGGTTAAAACCCTTTGTTTGGTGTAGCTCGGTTATTCAACAACTTCAATCGCAAACCATGTGTTTGAACCAGTTCCACCGCCACTCACATCAAGGTTCCCACCCGAATACTGTTGAGCCTCAAGTTCAAAATAATCACCTTCCGACACAGATATAACCGGGCTGGCAGTAATAGCTTGCCATGTATCTGTCCCATTGTTATTTAAAAACTGCTTAGACCCACCAACATAACCCTGGGATCCATTTTTTGTAATACTGATAACCCTCCCACCTGTTGCATCCCCGAAAAAATTTATTTTCCCGGTGAGTCTTACCCTTGACACTTCTGCGGGGATGGTGAACCGGCTAGTATTTGTTGCCAAGTCATGGAATGCTGAAGTATCGTATTCTTCTGTGTCGAAATTAATCGCGGTCAAAGTTGAGTCCGGTATAGTTTGACTCCCCGCAAGATGTACCAACGCCCCTCTAAACACCATTGACCCTGGGATAAATCCATCCGAATCCCTCACCGGTATTGTATCCGCCGTGGTCCCGGTGTCTGCCGCAACCCCCCCCAAGGTATCGGCATCCCCCACCGTTTGGAACACATACCAGTTACTGCCATCCGACTGAAAAACTCCGGTGGAGTTGATCGCCGTATAGGCCACCGAAGCCGCCCCGTTGACCAGCTGTCCCGATGCTGCGGCCACGGTCAGCGTATTGGCTGCAACGGATTTGGCAATCTGGATGATCTTACCGGCCATCAAAGCCGCGTCGGGGAGGGTATAGGTGATGCTGTTCGAGGTCGTATCCCCGACCACCAGCGCATCATCGACACTCCCCGCCACTGTCGCAGACGTGACCGTTCTGGTATCCCCGGCAACCGCTGTGACTTTGTAATTGTCAACCTCGAACAGCTTGGTTCCCCCTGCGTCGGGATCTCCGCTGTAAATCTCAATCTTGTAGATGCCGTCCCCGTAGACCGATGCGCGCCCCTGCGAATCAAGGGCCTTTTTCGTAATCGCCACAGCCTTACCGGAGTCGTCATAGGCATTTTTCGCGGTAGAGGTTCCGGCAACAAGAAATTTGGCATAGGGGGTCGTAATCTGTGCGCCATCGTAAATGACGCCTGCCGACAATAACTCTATTTGATGGGCGCGTGTGGGCACAATCAACTCCTGTAGTAAGTGTCACCGTCGATGTCATAATCCCGCCCCTGTTGCCCGAATATGGCGGTGTTGGCCCTTGGAACCGGTTGCGCATGGAGACGCTTCAGGGACTTGAGGGTTTGCCCGGCACGAACAGCTATAATCTGCGACAGACTTGCTCCGAATTCCGGGGCGATTTCCATAGCCAGGTTGTACTTGATTGCGGGTTCGTATTCGGGCGGCAGCCCGAGACTTTCGGAAAGCGAGGTATAAGACCCCAACGGCTTGTGCGAATACAAATGAAGGGTATAGGATTGGTCCGGCACCGGGTATAAGAGAACGGTCCCAGAAGACCCCCCGCGCTCGAAATACAGATCGTAGGGGCGGGATTCGGTGCTCTTCAGCGCCAACCTTGCATAATCCTCCGCCGCGATAATCCGCACCGGGTAGTCGGTTGACGAATCCCGCACGAAGGCCCGCACAATCCGTTGCGGCAATGCCGTATCGAACGTCTGGTTGCTGCCGATGGTGTAAGATCCAACTCCGGCCGAGATGCTGAAACTTTCTCTCGTCACCTGGTACAAACCGGCAGGGCTGGTTGCCCACTCCTGAAGCATGAGGTTCAGGGCTTCCATAATGTCGTTCTGCTCGGACGCGTCCGGGTTGGAATCACCAGTGACCAGCCGGAACGCGACCTTAACCATCTCAGCCACGGTCATCGATGGCATCCTCGAAGTCTTTGAGCATGTTCAGTTTGCTTTTGCGCCGGTCGAGTTCAACCCCGAAGGTTCTGGCGTGTATTTCCAGTTCCTCTTTGCTCATTTCGTTGATGCTTTTTGCCTCTTGCCCGAATTTGTCAGGGGTGTCAACCCACCCGGCGGGGATCTCCTGCCCCTCATCGAAAATTCGCGCCTCATGGTTCGGATGATATCGCCAGCAGCGTTCCGTCGCTTTCATAATGTCCCCGTGTATGCGTAGGTTCCGATGTGTTTGATTGTCACGTCCGGCAAAATATCGATTTCCCCGCCGAGTTCCCGCCATCTGCGACAAAAGGTGTAATCCTCGCCCCAATACTGGCCGTTATGCAGATCAAAATCGAAAAGGGCATGATATTCCTTACCGTCATGCTCATAGTGTGTCTGCGGGTAGGCGGCTACCATCTTTTCCAGGGCTTCCCGTTTCAGGGCAACAAACCCCGCACCAACCGCTTCGGCTTTCCCTTCCCCTGCCGGGTTCCAGTTGAAGACCAGTTCCTGTTTTTTCTGCCGGTACACCCCGGCCGTGAACAAATGCGGAGAACGAATCAACCGCACCAGATCAACCGGATTCCAGGCTAAGTCCGCATCGATAAACACCAGCACATCAAAACCGCTGGAGAGAAACCGTTGTACGATCTCGTTGCGGGCGCGGGGGAGGACGGAGCACCCGTTATGGATGTCCGTCTCCACCTCATAGCCGACACGATCCAGCACAACGCGGGATTTAACGAGGGAGCTGATAAACTGTGCATCAGCCCCCCCGTACATCGGTATGCCTAGATAAACTCTCACGCGTCGATGATACCGACACCAACGAGGGCGGCGCGGATTTCCGCCAGTTCGAGAATAACGGTTGCCAGGTCGGTTCCGACCGCGACGGACATGGTGGGTTGTACAACGGCCTCGCCATAGAGCCCGACCTTTTCAGTCGTTGCCCGGCCGAGAGAGGTGCCGTCCGGTTGCCCGGTGCCAACAATTTCTACTGCCATTTTTGCCTCCAAAAGAAAGGGGGGCCGAAGCCCCCCGTGTTTTTAGCCGATAACCCGACATGCCATGCTGGGCCGCTGTGCGAGGCTGCCGAAGAAAATATCGATCCGGCAGGGGTGATTGGAGTTGTTGATGTCATACTGGCGCAGGATGCGCATGTTGACCCCGTCAACCGCCATCTGCGACTTGAACGACACGTCCGAGGGCATTTCCAGGTTTGCGGAAGCAAAGGTGAACGCCTCCTTGTGGAAACCCATGTTTTGCGGGTAGGCCGTCGATGCGGTGCCGACAACGGTAACAGCTGCGTCGTTGGCGGGAAGCGCCGAGATGGTCTGATAGGCCCCGTCAGAGATGAGCGCCGGAGACACGGTCAGATCAACCTCGCTGGAACCTGCGGTCGCGTCGGCGGTAACAACGAACTGTTGCAGGCTGCCGGTGCTTTGCTTGGTGTCGGGGTTGACGGAGTAGACACCGGCGACGGTGAACACATCCCCGGCCTTGAAGGTCTGGGTTGCGCCGCCGAGTCCATCGACGTGCAGGGTCGAACTCCCTTCGTCCGGGGCACCGTCAACCAGGATGGTTCCAGACCGTGAGCCGCAGGTATGCACCGGCACGTTCTGGCTCATGTACCAGTCCGTGAAACCCAGCGCCTCGCCGCCCATGCGCCCCTTGGTGTATTGCTTGGAAACGGCTGACCCCGGATTGAACAGGCCCTTAAGCCCGTCCACGGTGGACGCTTGAGCTGCGGGGTTGATAACCATGCAGCGCGGATCTTCCGGCGTCGCGAAGTCGTTCATTTTCTGGTTGGCCTGGAGATAGACCAGAGCACTTGCGGGGGTCGTCCCGGCGGTGCCGACCAGGTTGTACACGCTGCGGTACATGTTCTGAAAGGTGATCAGATCGACCTCGGAAGCAAGCCGGGTGATCGCCGGTTGGATGAACCGCTTGGAAAACTCGTTGATTTCCAGGGCGAGGTCCGCTTCGGTGAAGTTCATGTCCACCCCGCGCACGGTCCCGATAGTCAGGGTATCGCTTTGCTCGTTCTGGTCCTGGGCGTCGATGGTCCAGCCGGTGCGGACGGTGTACTGGTTGGGCTTGCGGATGCGGATCGATGCCCCGCGCTTCTGGCCGCCGAACGTGGTTTCTTTATCGTGCTGCTTGTCAATGTTTTTGACAAACGGCAGGTTGTTGTGCAGGATTCGCAGCGCCTCGGCCGTGATGGCGTCGGGCTTCAAGTACGCGTTAGCCATGTCTTATTACTCCTTTAAATTTTGCCCTCGTTCCGCAGCCGGATCCATTCTGCGGGGTTTTCCTTGAGCAGCTTGTCCGGGTCGTGCCGGGCCGGCTCTCTGCCGCCAATCGGATTCGGTGGGGGAGGGGCTGTTGTTTGTTTGCGTTCCGGGTTTGTCAATTTCGCTTCCAGTTTCCCGAGAGCAATCGCTTTCTTGAAAGGCGGCAATGCAGAAATCCGCGCAGCCTCCTTGGGGTTTTTGCCCAGGTAGTAGGCCACGTCTTCGGGTGCGTCGGCCTCAAAAATCGCCGCAGCCATCTCCATGTCCAAGACATCGCCGGGAAGCGAGAACACCACCTCCTCGAAATCTGCGTGTTTCCCCCGGCCCTTGTCAACCGTGGAAGCCCGGCGCTCCTCGAAGGTTTGTTGCGCCTGCTGCTGCCGATATTCGGCTTGGCGCTTTTGCTCTTGAGCGCTGCGTTTCGCCTCGGCCTGCTCCAGTTTCCAATCCGCCACCGCCTCGATATACGCATCGTCGTCAAAATCGAACTGTTCCCGTGTCGGCTTTTGGCGGGTTGCTGGCACTTCCACGGGCTCCACTTTTTCAGGGGGGCGCTGTTCCACCACCTTGCGCAGGGCCTCTTCCAGCCGGTCCGCTCGTCGCCGTTCGTCTTCTCGCTGCCGGGTCAGGTCGTCAAACCGTTTGCGATACCAGGGCTTTTGCCGGGTTGCCTCTTCTTCCTGCTGATCTCGTTCCGCCTCCTCTTCGGGAGTTGGTGCCCCGTTCCCGGGTTCTTCGGGCTGTGCGGCGGGATCGTCCGCGAGTTCGGCTCCCTCTTCTGCGGGTTCTACACCCTCGATCTCTTCCATTTTGTCTCCTTCTTGCCTGCGTCAGCAGTGTTAAGTGAGCCTGCGATACGTCACATGCAGTGTTCCGCTCGCAGTATCTTGGATGGCCGCGATTTTCGGCCGGTTTTGGTCTGTCCCTCTCGGGATGGGGATACCGGATTTTTCCAAAAAGGCAGGCAGAAAAAACCCGGTGATTCCCGTTTTTTCCGCGCCAGGAGCGGCGGCGGTCGGTGTTGCTCCCGGTTCGCCGATGAACACCCAGCAATCTGTGTCCGAGTAAAAATCCAGGGCCTCAACACCTGACGGGATTGTGATTGTGTCTGAGGTTCCGTCAACGGTCAGATACTGCCCCCCGCCGACAAACGCCAGGTTTTCGTTGCCGTATGCTCCACTCATCTATGCACCTCCCATCATGCGCGTAAGAATTTGTTCAATTTGGCCGATCCTCTGAGCCAGTTCCTCAACTCCCATGCCCGACTGCATCATTTCCATTTGCTTTTTCTGGTTGTCGAGTTGTTTGCCCTCGATCTCCACTTGCCCTTTTGCCATATCCATCTGTTCTTTAGGGTCCGGCCCTTGTTGCTGCGGCTGGTTCATGGCGCGGATCTCTTCGGCCAGCTCGTCAGATTCCGGCCAGTCCAGGTTTTTAGCAATGCGCGGGACGATCAGCGGGGCCAGATTCGGCGCAGCCGACAGGATTTGCACCAGACCATCGGCGGACTCTAACCGCTTGGTCATGTACCCCGGCCCGGCGTCAACCACAACATCATAGCGGCCAACGGACAAATCATTCGCCACCGATTCACCAGTCACCGGATCGGTAACATTTATTTTGTCCCAACCCTCGGAACCATCCTCGTTGAGCAGGCGGACAACCCGTTCGGTATCGTAAATTTTGGGTATCAGATCAACTAAAATTTTCCCGGTGTATTTGAGTGCGCGGGTTTGATTATCAGTGAAAACAAATGTCGCCGTGTCGCTTTCGCGCTGCCGGGCAATGATGGCCTTGCCGCTTGTCTCGTTACCTTGTGCCCCGAGAGAGGCATCAAACAGACCGGTGGTCGCCTTGATGTCGTCTGCGGCCTGCATGGCTTCTTGCAGCGCCCCGGAATCTCCAATACTACCGGTCAACCGCTGCGGCGGGGTCTGCCCTGGGATGTTGTTGTACAGCAGATAGCTTTGCGGCTTGCGATGAGCCTCCTGCCATTGTGACTCGTGCCCTTCAACCTGTTCTTCCGAAATAATCCACGGCTGTTTAGGAGCCAGGGCGATAGTTTCCGCTGCCGTTGACCGCGCCCAGTTGTAGAGCTTTTGGGGATCTTTACTAAACCGGATGGCAGAGCGCAGTATCCTTTCGCCTTCAATCCAGATTTCTTCCCCCAGACAAGGGACAATCGGGATGTATTTCCCGGCCCATTCCTGCGGACCTTCCAGCACTTGAGACGCGGTTATTTTTGCCCATTTGACGCGATGGCATTTGACTTTGCGGGACCGGCGGTACGGAAGCGGGTTTTCGATCCCCTCGCCGGTGACAAACTGAACCGTTTGCCCCATACCGTCGTCCATGTCAAAACTCTTGGGCTTTTTAACCTCAATTACTCGCCCGTCGATGAGTTCGTAAATTTCCTTCGTTGCCGGTTCGCGCCACCAATATTCCGCAACCCGCACCGAGTCGGGCGAAAACCATCCCTGCGACGCCTCTCCTGTGCCGGTATCCAAATCGTTCGGCTCGGCGTTTGGGTAGGTGTTTTCGAACTCCTCCCGCGTCATGGTCTCGCAAATAAATGCGTAACGAGCATCCGAATAGTCGGTCTCGACAGCCGCTTGGTCAAAATACACCGCATGCGGGTTGACGATGCGCCGGATCATAATGTCCTGCTCAAACGTCAGGTCGTCGGCATAGTCGGTTAACACCCGCCAGTAGCCATAACCACCGCGTACTGCGGACTCGAATCCGTTGTCATAAGCCGCTTCAGCATCGCTGACATTTTCGATGTTGCGGATCAGCCCGGTCAGCAACTCGGCAGTTTTTGGGTCGGAATGATCGTCAACAGGGCGAACTTTGATACGCGGCCGGTTTTGCCTAGCATCCCCGATTATCTGCTTGACCACCCCAGCGGTTTTGTTAATGACGAGGCAGGGCCTGCCCTCCCGCTCCTTCAGACTCTGCGAGTCCCACTGCTCGCCGTTTTCAAACCGGATATCCGACAGCGATGATTCCCGGTTGGCATCCTCGGCGGTCATAGATTCACCAAACCGTTCGAGGGCGAGCTGGATTATCTCATCATGCTTTTTTTTCGCCATTTTATACCATCATCCCTGGATATTTTGGCATCGCGTACCATATCGTGTGCATCGTTACATGCTCATCCAGCTACCCGAAGTCTGCGGCTTCCCGGTTTTCCTCCTGGCCTTACCCAACTTTTCGTAGACCAGAGCCATCAGTCCGAAAGAATCAGAACCGTGACTTGACCAGTCGTGTTCTGGGCCAAGGCCGACATCCCGTGTTTCGTCTTTCTTTTCGTGATACCAACCCAGAGCATCGAGCCCTGCGGAACAATTCTTTTCGTCAATCCAGACGTTCGGGAATACCCGCCTTATCGCCTCCACCCGCTGCATAGCCGCCCCTGTGCCTGCATTTGGCACGACCTCGACATGGAAACCGGCTTTCCTGAGCTCCGATTCGTAGCTGACGCGGTAAACGCTGTCCTTTTTGACACCATCATGGGGTAGATAAACATTTGCCTTTTCGTACCCCCCGGCCCGCAACCATGCAACGTGATCAGAAAGTTCCTGCCCAACCGCTTCGTAGTAGTCTATGACCCGGATCTCTTTGCCGACGATCTGGATAATCCATATTGCACAGGCGTCCGCCTTGGCTCCCGTCCCCCCAATATCAAAAAATGCGTAGGTTGCCATCAGCGGGTCCCTAGGGACTTTGCCTATACGATTTTCCTGCCGCGCTATCGCAAGTTGCTTTGCAAAATACGCCCCGTCTTGGGCGGTGACGTAACCACCCTCCCAGACGTGATCATATATCTCCGGTCTGTTGTTGAGATCGTCCAGTCTCTCCTGCTCAAGCACCGCCGGGAACCATGGGTTATCTCTCCAATTCGCTTTTACAACTATCGCGCCGGTTGGTAATAAACCCCCACGCAGCAGGATATCCACTGCGTCGTGTTTCCTGGTGGGATTCCAACTAAACCACAGCTCCGACGCCATTCCGTTTGTTTTGTTTTCCCAGCGGATTGTCGGCCGGACCAGGTTAACCGACCGCTTGCTGAGACTCTGTGATTCCTCTCCCCAAAAAATGTGGAACCCCTCAAAGGATTTGACGGACTCGGTTGTGTGATCCTGGAGCCCCTGGAAAACAATTACCCCGTCTTTGGGGGTTTTAATCACGTCCTTGTAGACCTTGAATCCTTGTTGTTCTCCGAGCCCAAGCGCTTGTAACTTTTTCTCAATCAGCGGTTTTGCCGAGTGTTGCAGCGATTTTTGCACTTCCCGACCACAGATAACCCGCAGCCCTTCCCCCGCGTCACCTGGCCAACTGAGACCCAAATCACACAAATTTTCCGCAAAAAAATGAGATTTCCCGGACCCCCGGCCACCGTATGCACCCTTGTACCGCGCTGGGGATAACAGCGGTGCATAAACCTCAGCTGTCGGGATTTCCAGATGGCCGGACAATAACTCGCCTCACTGCATGATATATGGGTTTGCCCTCGTCACCCGCCACAGTGATATCTTTCGGCAACACTTTGCCGAGTAGTGTCATAAATGCGACAGGGTTCTCTTCCGCCTGTTTAACAAGATACTTTTCGCCGCCGCTCTTATCGAGAGCGCTCAGAATCATATCCTTGAGCTCCCTTGTTACCTTGTTCGGGGTCCCCTTACTCCTCCCCCCGCGTCTTTCCCCTGGTTTTGACCCTTTACCTGCCATCGCTACAAATTGCTACTAGAGCAATCTCCCTTTAGTTTGTTATCTCTCAATCTCCGTTGCATCTTTATACACGGCTCCCGATCCCCAGGGCATACCGTGGGGCATCTGCGGCGCTCCATGCACTGCCAGCAGCATCTAGCCATGTATGGTGGTTGATCGCATTTGCAGGGGAGCATCGCGGCCTCGGATTTATTTTCACTTTTTTTATAAAAATGTTGATATTGTTGTTGACACTGCTCTGCTAGCAGTCTATAGTTTAATCACACAGAGGGACAAACCAACCACAGGAGGAAATCATGAAATCTTTTGCTGAGATCCAAGCCGAATTGGCAATAGAGCACGCCGCACGCGACGAAAAAAACCGAGAAACCACACGCCGCGCAGCACCTACCAAATTTCGCCGGACCACCAACAAAAATCGCGTTTGCCCCCGTTGCGGAACTTACTGCTACGGTGACTGCCAAGCCAACTAAAGAGGATATAGACATGAAAGCAATCATCCAGGGGACCTTAGGCACCGACATTTACAACCAGGGCAAAAAGCTCGCATCCAAAGGGGACACCGTGAAAATTTACACAAGCGGAAACGGCTACGAGGCTGACAACAACGGGAACCGATTCCCGATAACCCCGGCTCAAATCCGGGCCATCCTTTACAAAGTTTGAACCAACCCAGAGCCAAGCCCCGGCCTTGTAGGGGCAAGGAGGAAATCATGAAAAAACACAATTATCGTTTTGACCAGTACGGCAGCGTTTACGAATACAACATTGATCATGGCGCTTATCTGTTTATCGGTAGGCTTAACGGCCGGTCCAAAAAAGCTTTTATCGCTGCACATGAACGCGATGATTATTGCGAAACTGATTGCAACTGCGATTGTAGTGAGTGACCAATGACCCTCACCGACCTAAAAGCCGCCGTCAAAGCCCTGGATGTTGCCGATCTGCGCAGCCTCCGGGCCACCATCAACGCCATACTCTCCCACCAGAGCGGGGCAAAGCGAAAATCCAGGAAGGGGATATCGCTGAAGAAATAAAAAAACCCCGCTTGCCGACAGGAGGAGGGACCGCCACCCCGGCAAGCGGGGAAACCACACAGGGGGAGGGGAGGCGGTCGACTAAAAAAGGCCCGAGCATTTTCATGCCGGGCCTTAGTGACAAAAATTAATGATGAGAGCATTGTCTACTAAATCTGTTTCCCCGTCAAGCCCTTTGATACCAAATTTTAACTCCCGCTGCGCTGGACCTGCGGCCAGCGAACTTTTTGTTAGCCCTGTGGATCATCGTCTCCGCATGTGCGGCAGCAAAAACCAGTGACAACAGGGTGTCCGCAACGCTTGCATGGGTAGATCGGTGGCGCATGATCTATCGCAAGCCGAGCGCGTTCCTTGTAATATTGTGGATTTTCAAAGGGGTTTTCTATTTTGTCGTAAGCCATTTTTGTCCTCTATTCTTCGGGCCTTTTATGCCCATATTGGTTGGGGTCTGCGAAAAAAGCCTGGCTACGGTTCCGCTCTCCATCTGACCAGTTAAGAAAAAAGTGGCATCTCCCCAACCTGTCCATGGTTTTTGACCTATATTCGATTTGAGGGCTAACCAAACGCTCAACGGCGGACTTGCTGCCGCAAGTCGCGCTCGCCTCGCTCTGCTCTTTTTGGTCATTCTGCTTTTCCATCCGTTTCTACTCCTCTGGCCGCAAGCCCGTTAGCTAAGCGTTCGCCCGTGGCCATTTAAAGGCCGCGCTCCTCCTGCTCGAAGCCTTCAACAACCACTTGGCTTTTCAGCAACTCCGTTGTGTTCTGGAATGCCAGCATCAACACTGCCGGCGAAATGTTCAGCGGGTACACGCTCCCGGCCCGTCCCATGCCAGCCATGACGCAATCCACGATCATGTCCAGCACGTCGATCAGGTTCACGTCTGCCGGTATCCCGTCCTCTTGCAGAAGATGGTGGCGCATGATCTTGCGGTGATTGTCCCACCATCCCGTCTGCTTGAAGCCGGTCAGAAAATCACGGTGAAACCCGTCGATGTCGTCCAGCTTGTCGGCGTCGTGCATATTGGCGGCTCTGTCGAGTAGCCCCTTGAAAAACTCCAACCCTTGAATCACGTCGCCGCGATGTTGCACACTGCTGTTGTAAAGCTGCTCCTTCGTCACCTTGGCGAAATCGCACGTTCTGGTATCGGCTGTTTGGCTCTTGCGAATGTGAATCATGTCGTTTCTCCTTCTGGGTTGTCATTCCTAACCAACGTAATGCAGCGGACGGAACAACGCTGGTAGTAAATTTTAAAATCTCAGTGGTTCGCGGGCGGTCCGTCGCCGTCCGCTGATCGGGGGCGTTATTCGTTTGCCCTCTTCCGACAAAAACTCAGATCATCCATCCCATACTGCCGCAGCAGGGTATCGAGAGACCCTCGGGCTATCCCCAACTGGTAGGCCGTGTCCTTTTTGTTGTAAACGCTCGCCAACCGGGTAATTGCCTCTTTTGGACCCATCCCGCAGTTGTTGCGGATTTTCTCCACGGTTGAAATGCCACCGCCTGAAATAAAACGTTTTTTGCAGTGGATGCAGAACGCTGCGGCAACGTGGATAGATGTACGGCAGACAGGGCATTTCCTGCGGCCCTTCATTTCTCGCATGTGCAACGGTCCTGGCGCCACCGCCGTTCCGTTTCGGCCAGGGCTTTTTCCAGACGTTCAACCTCGGACACCAACCATTGCGCGTTTTCGTAGCTGGCCGCTTTCAAAATCATGAGTTTTGTTTTGATACTTTTTAACTTGTCCATGATCCCTCCTGTTTGTTTTCAAACCGTGAATATTCGCCGTGCCACGACAGCGGGACGGTCCCCGTTGGCCCGTTGCGCTGCTTGGCAATGATGGCTTCCGCCTGCCTTGAATCGGCCTTCTCATTGTAAACCGCGTCCCGGTACATAAAAATGATGGTGTCTGCATCCTGTTCTATTTCGCCGGAATCCCTGAGGTCAGACATAACCGGGCGTTTATTTGTGCGCTCTTCCAGTTTCCGGGACAGCTGGCACAGCGCGACGACAGGCACGTTCAATTCCTTTGCCATCCCCTTCAAACTCCGGGATATAAAGCCGACCTCCTGTACCCGGTTTTGTCCTTCGCCCCTAAGCAGTTGCAGATAGTCGATGCAAATAAGGCCGATTCCCTCCTTCCTCTTCAATCTGCGAGCCATGGCCCTGAGCTCTGAAACGTGAAGCCCTGGCGTATCGTCTATAAATACAGGAGCAGACGATAAAATAGCCTGCTGGCTTGTCATTTTCGACCAGTCTTTTTCCTCGAAATTTCCAACCCTGGCCCTTGCCCCCTCAACCCTAGCCCGACCGAAAATCATTCTTTTGACTAACTGTTCCTTACTCATTTCGAGTGAGAATATAACCGCAGGAATTTTTCTGTCCACCGAAGTCCCTTCGATAATATTTCCCATCATAGCCGACTTACCCATTGATGGCCGACCGGCAAGTACGATCAAATCAGGAGGATTTAGCCCGTTCAAGGATATATCCAACTGTCTAAACCCAGTTTTTATCCCTGATATATTCCCTTTGTTTTTGCTGGCTATTTCAATTTCGTTCATGGCTCTTGCTACCGTGCTTTTGATAATCTCCGGCCCACATTTTCCCGCGTGCATGTCGAACAATGAGGCTTCGATTTTCGCCTGCAACTCGTCAGCTGGCAGATCTGCGTTGCGCTCAATGGCCTTGGCAATATTCATCAACTGGCGCTTTTTTGACGCCTCCTTTAGTTGCTTGCAGGAATATCCGATAACGGCGGAGGATGGGACAAAATCCATCAACTCAGCTAAGTACATAACCCCACCAACTTTATCCAGAGCCCCGCATTTGCGAAGCTCTGTTGTTAGGGTCACCAAGTCCGGGGGTATCTGCCCTTCTGCCATCTGTGACATGACCGTAAACAGCGTCTGGTGAGACGGCAGCGCGAAATCTTTCACACTCAGGGTTGACAGGGCAATATCAAGGGCTTCCTCGTCAATAAAACATGAGCCGAGCACAGCTTTTTCGTTGTCGATGTCCATGGCGTCAATCCAGCAGGTTCGGCATTTGCCGATACGGTGACAAATTGGCCGTCTGATCTCCGTCCCCATGGTTCAGGTACGCCTCGAATTTTGTCCCGAAAAGCGTCTCCGGTCGCAGATACTCCACCATTTTAGGGTCCCCTCTCCATTGGTCCGTTTTGGTGTCAATGACACTTTCAAAATCTGCCAGCCGGAAACCCTCTCGCCACCGCGCCTGAATGATCTGCCGGGTCTTCGGTGTTGTGGGCCGGAATGACTTCCCGGTCCTTTCGTTCAGGTGTTTTATAATTTTCTGAAAAGGGACAATGTCTGGTGGTTGTTTATATGATGGTTCTTTATTACGGTTTATGTGACACTGTGTCACCTCGTATATGTCGTCAATGTCAC